GTCGTGGGCTCAAAGACTTTGTTGAACTCAACAAGGACTATGACGAAATGAACCCTGACGCACTCTTAGCGGACTACTATCTCGCTACGGAAGACGGTTTAGATGCCGACGATGTAAAGAGTATGGTAGACGATTTCAGTTACGATGCAGACCTCGATGAGGAGTCTGTCATCCGTAAGCGAAAGGTCGCTAAGAAGAAAGAGGTTAATAAGGCTAAGAAATATTTCTCAGACCTTCAAGAGCAATATAAGGTACCGCTTGAGTCAAGCGGGAATCCTTTGTCTGGCGAAGAGAAAGAAAATTTTGAAGCCTATCAACAATACGTGAAGGAGTCTAGTAGTGTCCAACAAGAAAACGCTCGTCGTAACGAGTGGTTTCGGGATAAGACTGACGAAGTTTTTTCTGATGAATTCAAAGGTTTTGAATTTAAAGTCGGAGATAAGGACGTCACTTTTAACCCAGGGAACGCTAGCGAGCTGAAGAAAAACCAGACTGACATTATGAACTTTATAAATAAGTTTATGGGTGACGACGGTTTGATTCAGGACGCAGCAGGATACCACAAGGCTTTGAGCGTTGCAATGAATCCTTCTAAGTTCGCCCAGTTCTTTTATGAGCAGGGCAAAGCTGACGGAGTCGAAAACATCAGTCGTAAATCCAAGAACATAAATATGGATTCGCGAAAGGTGCCTGAGACATCGAGGAAGGACGGAATGCAAATTCGGAATGTAAATTCCGATTCGGGACGCGGACTAAAAATTAGGAGCGCCCGTAGAGTATAATTTTTAAAAACAAAAAAATGGCTGTATTGACATCCCCTGGGTTTGATTTAACCCCAGCACCAGAGCAAAAAGCTTTGGCGTCAAATTATATCACTGACTTTAATTTCTTGAACCAGTATCTTCCTGATACTTACGAGAAAGAATTCGAGCGCTACGGAAACCGTACTATCGCTGGTTTCTTGCGTATGGTAGGAGCGGAGATGCCTTCTAACTCTGACCTCATCAAGTGGGCTGAGCAAGGGCGTTTGCATATTAAGTATGACGCTTGTGTTACAGCAACTGCTGACGCAGCAGATACGGCAACGTGGACTATCACTCTTCCTGCTGAAACTGCTAATAGCGCTTTGCGTAAAGGTCAAACCATTATGATTTCTTCTGCCGCAGGTGCTGCAACGCTTAATAACAAAGCTGTTATTACTGCCGTTGGCGCCGTTGCTGGTGGGGCTGGTGGAACTTTTACTATTGACGTAGCTTACTATGAAGCTGGCGGTCAGGCAGCTGGTATGCAAGCGTCTACTGCTTGTAGCATCTTCGTTTATGGTTCTGAGTTTGCCAAAGGCACAACTGGTATGGTTGGTTCTTTGGAGGCTGAGGACAACTTCTTTGAGAATAAGCCAATTATCTTGAAGGATAAGTACGCTGTCAACGGTTCTGATATGGCTCAAATCGGTTGGGTTGAAGTAACTTCTGAAAACGGAGCTACTGGATACCTATGGTATCTGAAGTCTGAGCACGAGACACGCCTTCGTTTCGATGACTACTTGGAGACTGCTATGATTGAAGCTGTCCCTGCGGAAGTAGGCTCGGGTGCTTTGGCAGCTTTGAGCTCTCAAGCAACAGCAGGTGCTGCTGGTAACACAGCCGCTGGTTCTGAGGGTGTCTTCTATGTAGTTAACAACCGAGGAAATGTATTCCAGGGTATTCCAACTACATTGGCTGAGTTTGATACTATCATCCAGCGATTGGATAAGCAGGGTTCTATCGAAGAAAATGTAATCTTCGTTAACCGCGACTTCTCATTCGCTATTGACGATATGTTGGCTGCTCAGAACTCTTACGGTACTGGTGGCACTTCGTATGGTCTCTTTGACAATGACGAAGAGATGGCGTTGAACCTCGGCTTCCGTGGCTTCCGACGTGGTTATGACTTCTATAAGTCTGACTGGAAGTACTTGAACGACCCAACTATGCGTGGTGGTTTGAATGGCGGTAAGGTAGACGGCTTGTTGGTGCCAGCTGGTTCAACAACTGTATACGACCAAATTATGGGTAAGAACGCTAAGCGACCTTTCCTCCACGTTCGGTACCGAGCTTCAGAAACTGAAGACCGTCGTTACAAGACTTGGATTACTGGTTCTGCTGGTGGAGCACGTACTAGCGACCTCGACGCTATGGAAGTCAACTTCCTGTCTGAGCGAGCTGTATGTACGCTCGGCGCGAACAACTTCTTCTTGTTCCGTGACTAATCTCTGAAAGGGAGGGGGCAGTAAAACCCCCTCCTTTTTTTCTTATAAATTCTTAATTCAATAAAATGAAAAAACAAGCTCAACTCGTAGACAAGGTCTACAAGCTTAACCGCGACGTGGCACCGTTAACCTTTACGCTGTCTTCCCGCAACACCGCCCGTAAGCCTCTTATGTATTTTGACGGACAAGTCAATCGCGCTTTACGGTATGCTCGCAATCAGAAAACTCCATTCGAAGACGAGCAAGACGGAAACTTTATTTTAGAACCAATCGTCTTTGAAGACGGGTTCCTTTCGGTACCAAAAGAAAACCAGGTACTACAGCATTTTTTGAGTCTGCACCCTGACTCAGGCTCTACCTTTTCTGAAGTCAATAAAGAGAAGGACGCTCAGGAAGAGCTGGACCATATGGTTGTCGAGGCCGACGCCTTGGTAGCTGCGCGTAAGATGAGTGTGACGGAGATGGAGATGATTGCTAGGGTGCTCCTAGAGATTGACCCTAGTAAACTTTCTTCTGCTGAGCTCAAGCGTGATATCTTAATCCTAGCTAAGCGATACCCTTCTGACTTCTTAGAAGCGCTAGAAGACCCCTCTTTGGACCTGTACGGCAAGGTGTCACTAATCCTAGAGAAGGGGCTGTTGGGTATGCGTAATAACGGACGCGACATCCACTTCAACTTGAAGACCAATAAGAAGCGTATGATGACGGTTCCTTTTGGTGAAGACCCGAAGTCTGCTATCGCCGCTTACTTACAGAGTGATGATGGTATCGAGGTATTGAAGATGCTTGACAAGCAGCTAGAGTGATTTTTTTAAAACCCCTATCTTTGATAAAAATATTGAACTATGTCTGATTATCCTCTACCAAAATTTGTTGTTTTTCAGAAACCTATTTACGTTCATAATGGAACTAGCGATGGGGATACTACATCTGGAAAGCTAATCGATTCAGAGGCGGGTTTCAATCTCGGGGGTTTTTCTCAAGTACGCCCTGGTATGATTATTCACAATACCACTGATGGTACGTCAGGGGTTGTGACGGCTGTGGATGATGGAAGCACTCTTTCTGTTAGCCCTGCCGACTTAGCTCCAACGGCAAAGGGGTATGTTATTTATGAATCACCAACTTCTGCTGGATGGCCTGTAATTAATTCTGCTGTATATGGTACTACCGCTTCTGGAACAACGACTGCTCCAGGAGATACGAATTACCTTACTACTGTTGTTGATTCTAAGTTTGACCATTTTGTATCCGCTGGAGACATCGTAGTCAATATCACCGATGACACTAAAGCTACTGTTGTAAAGGTTATTGATGATAAAAATTTGCTTTTGGATACCGCTATTGAAACGGGAAAAGCATTTAGGGTTATTACTCCCACTAAACAATGCGATGAGGCTGCTTTCAATTGTGAAAACATTACTTCTATCACCAAGACTAGTGATTCTTTAATTACTGTTGTAATTCCTGATGTAGAAGAGAATGTAGATAACTACAATATCTATATTATCCCAAACACTACGGCGTCAGCTACGCTAGAAGCGGAACTACAATCCTTGGTAGATACGGCTAATGCACAGGCTGGAAACAATCCTTTGTATATACCGCATCCAGTTCAGTATACGAATCTTCTAGTTACTTACATTTCTCACTCTTAAACATAAGACTATGGCGACTAATACGAAACTTATCATACCATCTTCTCCAGCTGTAGAAGTTGAAGCGGGAACTGTAGGCTATGTTTGCTTACCTCAGTTGGGTGGAAATGTCTTTAGTTTTCCTCTTAAATTAAATGTAGCGCTCTCAGAGCTAGGCATTGGAATAGAAGAGGTGAGTCCCGCTCAGCTAGCTAAATTTAACTATGCGGGGTGGTATTTACGGCAGGTGGTTGCAGCGTTGGCAAAACCCGCCACGCAGGATAAACACACGGCTTTATCATACCCTCCTAGGGCAAGCGTGTTTGGTATTGTCTAATTGAAAAGACATTAACGTAATAGAAAAGGGGTCACAAATAGTGGCCCCTTTTTTTGATTTATCTTTGTCAAAAGCGTCCCTATGATAGATTCGGTAAGAAATACGGTATTGTCGATACTGAACAAGAATAATTTTGGGTATCTCTCTCCAGCAGATTTCAATCTATATGCCAAGCAGGCACAGCTCGAGATATTCGACCAGTACTTCTACGACTACAATTACCAGATTAATAAGGAGAATATCCGCCAGTCAGGAACGGGCTATGCCGATATAGCAAGAAGCCTCGAGGAAGTTATCGATACATTCTCTACGGTAGCTAATTTTACTACCAATACGTTTGCTCTTCCAGCCGATTATTTTCTTCTCAATAAGCTACTCCCTACAGGAAGCAACTACGAGATGGAGCAGGTATCAAACTCAAAGATTAATTTACTCCTCTCTTCGTACCTGACCTCGCCATCGCTGAGTTTCCCTGCATATGTGCAGAACGGGAATAATGCAACGGCATATCCTGATACTATCACCTCGGGAACGATTCAGTATATCCGCTACCCGCTAGAACCCAACTGGACGTACTCAACACTTACGGCAGGTGAACCTGTATTTGACCAAGGGCAAGCCGACTACCAAGACTTTGAGTTGCCTGCTGATGACGAGCCTCGATTGGTAAATAAGATTTTACAGTACTCAGGGGTATCAATACGTGAGATGGATGTGGTAAATTATTCACTGGGACAAGAACAGCTAGACGACCAAGCAAGCAAGTAATATGGCATACCTAACTCAATACCAATACTACGAGAACGCTGGAGCTTCGCCTGAAGACGCGAACTGGGGTTCATATCAATACGTGAGCTTGCGCGATATCGTCAGCAACTACCAGCTTATGTACAGCGGTAA